CATTTTCCGGTCAAAACTTTGCAACATTTACACAATCAGTAGCATCAACTACTTGGACTTTTAATCATAACCTTAATTTTAGAACACCTGTAATAACAGTATACGATAATAGTTATCAAGTGGTGGTTCCTGATTCAATTCAAGGAACATCAGATAATCAATCAGTTATAACATTTTCAACGGCAAGAGCTGGGTATGCAAGTGCGACAGTGGGTAGTGTATTACCTAACAACGCACTTTCTTTAATGATAGCATATTCAATTGTTTTATAAAAACTATATATAATAGATATGAATGAACGATACGAAATACAAATACAATTTTTAGATGGTAATAGCTCTATATGGGCTTCATTAGTTGATGGGGAAAATAAACCAATTTATCTATTTACTTCTTATGAGGAGGCGGAGAGGTGTATTGAAAAACTACAAATTGAAAACTACCCAAAACTATGTAGAATTATAAAAGAAGGGGGAGGATTATGAAAATACTATTTGAAGATTATACATTTAATGCGGCTGCAAAGCAAATCACATTTAACACATCAGAAACGATAACATTACCGCAGTTGTTACTAATAACAAATGTAACGGATAATCTTATTATTTATAACTTCGCAGACCCAAATTATGGGGGAACTATAACAAATAATGTATTAACATTAACATACAATACATCATTAATGAGTGATAGTGATAGTTTACAAATATTTTTAGAAAATCAGTACACCCCCGCATCACAAGAAACTCTACAATATTTGAGTGACCAAACCGCACTATTAGGTAGAATGGTTAAATTATTAGAACCAATCTCAAGACAAGATACTGGGGGTAGACAGAGTATTGATATTGGAAGTAGTACTGGAACAGCAATAACAAGATTAGATAGTTACATAAACGGACCATCTGCAAATGCAACAATATCATCACCCGAATCAGCATTCATACTACAATCCAGAATAGCATACGCAACTTTAAGAAACCAATTAGAATTTAGTTAAATTATGGCACTGACAAAAAATTTAAAAAAGATGGTAGACCAGCCCGTATGGGAATGGATGAGATATTCACCTTATACTACCGCGGCAACAGCATGTGTTTATAACTTCCCTGCTGCAGCAACCGGAAGTAGATATAATAGATACACCTTCCATACTAATGGTGTAGTAATGTATCTATATGACACTTATAGTGATTCTTGGACAACATTAGGTAGCTTATTACCTAACTCACCAGCATCAACTGTAAATGGTTCATGGGATTTAAGTCAAGGGCACTATGGTAACTTTATAGCAGGGACAAGTGGTAGTTCAACCGCAACAGGTGGATTTATCAACGAAAGTGCTGTGGTAGGATTAAAAATAAAAGTAGTAGCAGGTACTGGTAGAGGGCAAGAAAGAACTATTACCGCTTGTACTCAACCTGAAAACTTAGAATATCTAACTCCGACTGCAACTTATACAAACACCGCAACAGGTGTAACCTCAATAACTGATACTACCAAAAAGTGGATGGTAAATCAATGGAGAGGTTATCAAGTAAGAGCATATTTAGGAACTTCACAACAATACTTTGTTAGAAGAGTATTATATAACAACAATGATACTCTATTTTTCGCTAATGCAGAATGGCACGTAACCGACCCAAATCAAGCATATAACCATGTATATGATGCTAACGCAATCTCAGTAGGAACTGCTACTCGCTGTGTTATTCAACGAAGTACTATTACAGTAGATAGCCCTTGGACTACCAATTTAGATAAAAGTTCACGTTTTGAAATCAATGTAGGTTCATTAGTTAGTATTCAAAATGCTTCGGGTAATGCTAATATGTTAATTTACAGGTATGATCCGTTATATGCTAACTGGTTTCCACTACATACCCAAACAGGTGTAATGCCTAGTTATTTAGCTTTAACTACATTACAGTATGAACCCCTTTCATCTGAATTAGTACCTGCTTTTGTTACTGGAAGTTTAACAAGTGGTTCAGCTAGAGTAGCAGTAGATACTACCCAAAACTGGGGAATTAATCAATGGAGAAATTATAGGTTTGTAAATAAAACAAATGGTATTGAAAGATTAATAACTTCAAATACTAACAACACTCTTCAATTTGCTTCTGATTTAGATATAGCACCAAGTGGTTCAAATCAATACCAAATTATAGTGGATGATGATAAATCCTATATAAATGGTGGTAATTTTGCTACAGTAGGACAATTTTCTAACTTAAATAACTCAGTTTACCCATCTCAAAGGTTAGATGAGGGTGTAGCGAATGTTGCATCAGTTAGATATTCTTCATCTTTTAGTTTCCAAATACCAATATCAGCAATTACAAGAACAGGTAATGTAGCTACTGTAACAACAATCACAGGACATCCTTTTGAAACTGGAGATAGAATAACAATTACAGGTGCAACAGGAGCAGACGCTGCAATTTACAATGGTAATTTTGTTGTAACATCATCATATCCACTATCAGCTACTTTAACGGGTGCTTCACAACCAACTGCATTTACTTATGCGATGGGTAGTACACCTTCGGCAAACGCGGTATTAAACGCACATACAACTACACTATTATTTGATACATCTAAAAACTGGGTAACAAATGAGCATGTAGGTAATATAGTGCAAGTATGGAGTAGTTCACCAACCGCACCTACAACCAACTATGCAAGAATTACTGCAAATACTTCGCAATCCTTAACATTAGCAACCGCTATGGCATCCGCTACTACTTTAACAGGTAATACGGCAGTATGGGGATATAACATATTAAGTCCACAGGCATTTGGAGCAAGCTATGGATTAGATACAGGATTAACAACAGGAACAAGTAGCTTTTATTTAACAGGTAGTATTACCAACGGCTCAAGTTTAGTATTTTTAAGCGCATCAGGAGCAGGAAATCAATTGCCTACAATTCAAGCTATTCCTATTGGTGCTCCTATTACAGGCAGTGGTATTGCTGCAGGTACTTTTTACCGCTCATATGAAACAAGTTCAAATGGATTATTTATAACAGCTTCAATTTCACAAAACGCAACAGCAACAACTGCTAACGTAGTATTACCTGTTGAATTATCATCATCTCGTGGTTTTGGAACTGCAACAGGCGGTACTGCATCTACTCTTGTTGATGCAACCAAAGTATGGCCTACTAACTTTTGGGTAGGTGCTCAAGTTAGATTTTTAGCAGGAACGGGTGTAGGACAAGAAGCAACTATTTCATCAAACACCAGTAATACAATAACTTTTGGTACTACTAATACTGCTGGTGCTACAACTGCAACTCCCGATACAACAACTGTATATAGTATTTTACCAACTGGTAGGAGAAATACAACCTCAACAACAACAGGTGTTGCGGGTGCGGATATGAAATGGATATATGGTAGAGAAAGTGGTAGCAACCTAACACCAACTAGCTCATTAGGAAAATACATTTATATGTTTGAGGCAAACGCTACATTGAGGTTTGTAAAATACAATATAGCAACAATGATGTATGAGTACCCGTTTATACCACCTTGGCATCACGCTACCGGCTATAACTTAACCGATGGAACAAACATCACATACGATGGTAAAAACCGAATTTACATTCAACCCAGCGTTACTGCTCAGTTTGTTTACATAGATACTGATAGAGATATTATGGAAAATGGCGCAACCACATTACCAGCAGGTAACTCAACCGCAAGACAAACTCAAAGAATGATATTAAAAACGAGTGAGGATGGATTAGATTACTTATACTATTTAAGAAGTAATGATACACCACATTTTAGAACCTTAATATTCTATTAATAAAAATGGATATATTCTCACCTACCATATTAGATAATGCTTTAATAACTGGCTCAAATAACGCCAATTTATTACAAGTATCATCACCAACAGCACCAGCAGCATTATTTATATCAGGTAGTGGTAGAGTTGGTATTGGTACAACATCCCCAACCCAACGTTTAGATGTTAGAGATGGTTTTATACAAGTTAGTGGTAGTGGTGCCTCTGGTTATGGTTATCTATTAAATAGAGCAGGGCAAGATACTTATTCAATACGACATTTAGATGGTGGATTGACTATTAATAATGAGACAGATAGTGTAAAAGAAATGACCTTTTTAGGTAATGGAAATATTGGTATAAACGAAATAAACCCTTCTGCGAGATTAGAAATTAGAGGCAGTGGAGCAACATCCGCAACAACAGCACTTAGAGTAGAAAACTCATCTGCGGCTGCAAGTTTGGTGGTGTTGGATAATGGTAATGCAGGTATAGGAACTGCAACACCAAGCACAACACTTCAAGTAGCAGGAACTTCTTCATTACAAAATATTGTATTTGATACTAATAACACATATGATATTGGAACAATTACAACAAGAGCTAGAAACATATGGAGTAATGGTAACGTAGTAGGCATAAATAGCTTTTTTAATAGCGCAGTAATGTATAATAGCGCTAGAATAGGTGGTGACCACACTGCAACTGCTCTTCTTCATATAAGTAGCTCTGATAGCGCACAAATGATGCGTATTAATAGTCCAACAAACGCTAATATTTTATTTGTAAGTGGTAGTGGTAATATAGGTGTAGGAACAACAACACCTGGTGTAACATTAGATGTAGTAGGTAGTATTAGAGCTAGTAATACAATGTTTAATACTGTTACACAAACTCGACAAATAACAATAAATTCTGCTAATCAAATACAATTTTTTTCTGCATCAGTAGAAACCGCAAGATACGATAATAATGGTTGGGGATTTTTTAATAATGCTCCTGCGGCTAAAGTTCACATAAGTGGTGCTAATGCTGATGCTTTATTTAGGGTATCTTCACCATCAGCATCAGCAGCATTATTTATATCTGGTAGTGGTAATGTGGGTATAGGAACAGCAACCCCAACTGGAGTAATTGATGTTTTTCAGGGTGGGAATTCAAGAATACTTGTAAAGGCAGATGATGGTTTTGTTGGGATACAACAACCATCGCCTACTGAACGTATTCATATAACTTCTGACCCGGCAACTAGTAAATATCTTCGAATTGATGCTGCACAAGCTACCAATCCTCCACCAAGATACCTACCAGCGGTCCCCGCTAAGGAAATATATGGGCAAAATGCTGATGATTTTGCGTTAGGAACACCTGATTATTGGATGGAAATAATATTAAATGGAAATATTGTTTTAATCCCCTGTTATTTACCTAACTAACCCTAATACTATGTTCCTTAAACCCACACCTCAACTCCTCCAACAAATTAAAGATAGCGGTAAACCCATTATCAGTATTACTATGGAGGAATTTCAAAAAATGGCAAGTGTAGGTAAATTACTTACAACCGAAGAAGCGATAAAAAAATTAAAACAAACCAATAAACAAAATTAAACACAATGGCAATACAATCAACATCCCCCCTCGAATACAACTACGGAACATACACAAATCCATATTTCCGTTTAGTATTACATTTACCATTAAACGGCACACAAACTCCTGTAGACTGTTTTATGTATCCTTCAAAACAAGCATATGCTGACGGCGCGCAATACATTACTTGTATGCCGTTTTATATTGCTAATACACCATCCGAACCTAATAATGATGGAAATGGCGTAGTAAATAAATACCTGTTATATATAACAGAACAAGTGATGGCTTCTTTACAGGCTTCTTATCCCACATCTACATTTGAAATTGTAGAAATACCAAGAGAAGGAGACGAACCACAACCTGAACCAGAACCACAACCTGAACCAGAACCACAACCTGAACCAGAACCACAACCTGAACCAGAATCTGAGCCAGAAGAGTGATAGGGTTTCCAAACTAAGGCTTCTTTGCTAATATTTATAACCAAAAAACATGAATGTAGCAATATGGCCCGGCTCCAGCTCGTTTTTTCCTGGTGAAACTCCATTTGGATTTTACGATTATGACTATCAATTTCAACAAGACGCAGATAAAGTAGCAAAATTTTGTGCTTTGCGTTTAGGTTATCCTATTGAAAACGTTGAGCTACAATCTACAAACTTTTATACAGCTTTTGAAGAAGCTGTTACAGTATACGGAAACGAATTATACGCATATCAATTAAGAGATAATTATCTAACATTAGAAGGAGCATCAACTTCATCTAATGTAAATCAAAAAGTTGTTACTCCTACTATGGCTGGTATTGTTAGATTATCTGAACAATACGGAGAAGAAGCAGGAGTAGGAGGAAATGTAACTTGGTATAGTGGTTCTATTCCATTAACAGCAAGTGTTCAAACATATGATCTAAAAAAATGGGCTTTAGAGCAAAATATTACAGGTGGAATAGAAATTAAATCTGTACTTTATCAACCTTTACCAGCTGTTTCACAATTATATTCTCCTTACATGGGAGGATTTGCTGGTTTAGGTGGAGTTCCTGCTATAGGATCTGTAGGACTAGGATATGGGTATGGAACATATACAGGCTATCTTATGATGCCTTTAAGCTTTGGTCTCCAAACAATCCAATCTATTGAAATGAACAATCAGGTTGGCTTTTCAAATTATACATTTGAACTAGTTAATAATCAACTTAAAGTGTTTCCTGTTCCGGGAACAGGAGACGACGGAGCCAATATGTGGTTCTATTATATAAAAGATGATGATAGAATTAATTCTGCTTTTGGTGAAGCTTCTGGCAAGATAAATAATGTTGGGAAAGTTCCATATTGTAATCCAATATATTCACAAATCAATTCTGTTGGTAGATCTTGGATATTTGAATACACATTAGCTCTTTCAAAAGAAATGTTAGGATATGTTAGAGGAAAATATACACAAATTCCAATTCCGGGAGCTGAAGTTACATTAAACCAATCAGATTTATTAGCGTCTGCTACTTCAACAAAAGAAGCATTAATAACAAAATTAAGAGAATATTTTGATTCTACTTCTCGCCAATCCTTACTTGAAAGAAGAGCAGCAGAATCAACTGCTCGTCAACAAGAATTGAATCAAGTTCCAATGACAATTTATATCGGTTAATACTATGGCTCTCTTTGGACAGGCACGCGACATTTCAATGTTTAGACATATTAACCGTGAGTTGATGGGTAACATTATATCTCAACAAGTGATATATTACCAATACGAACTAGCACAAACCAAAGTAAACATGTATGGCGAAGCCTCAGAAGGCAGAAATTTTTTAGATCCTGTTATACTATTTGCTCTTATAGAACCCTCAGACTTTAACTACTCAGAAAGTGATTTAGGTGTTGATTTTAACTGGTCGGTAACATATAAATTTTTACGAGATGATTTAGTTGATGCTAATATAGTTCCTGAAATCGGAGATGTAATCATGTACCAAAACGGATATTGGGAAATAGACGGAACAAATGCTACTCAATTTTTCGTAGGTAAAGACCCACAATACCCCTACACAGACTCAAATGGAAATAATCCATTAAATCCTGGTTTAGATCAATTTGGCTACAACACTTCAGTAATATGCAAATGCCATTATGTTCCTGCTGACCGCATCGGTATTATTCCCCAACGTTTATAAAAATGGCTAGAAAACCTACTCCTAAAACCCAAAGAGAGATTAGTAAATCTCAACACATTGCTACTGATGTGCAAATGGGAAATCCAAATAATTCTGCTCAAATTAATAATAGAGCAACGCAGGTTTCTTGGAAAGGAGACGATGTAAAGCCATTTTCTATAGGCATTCAAGATATAGATGAAGCTATATTTTATTATTTTGATAATGTTATAAAACCTTTTGTAATCCAAAATGGAGAAAGAATACCTGTTCCTATAATATATGGTTCACCTGAACGGTGGAAATCTGTTCAAAAAGATGGATATTACAGAGATGAAAAGGGCAAAATTATGGCCCCTTTAATTATGTTTAAACGAGATTCTTTAGATAAAAATAGATCTATTACAAACAAACTAGACGCTAATAGCCCCAACAATTACCAAATTCTTACTAAAGCATATGACTACAGAAACGCATATGACAATTTTAGTGTATTAAACAATCGCAAGCCTGAAAAGCAATATTATGCTGTAGTTGCCCCAGATTACATTACACTAACATACAGTTGTACTGTATTTACATATTATGTAGAACAATTAAATAAAATAGTTGAAGCAATACAATATGCTTCTGATGCTTATTGGGGTAATCCTCAAAG